CCATGAGCAGAAAACTAGACATCCCGCGCCAGTCGAACGGCGTGCCATCGGCGCGCAGCAGCAAATCGCCGTCACGACGCAAGGCGCCCACTTCGGCAGGGAACGGATCGACCGGCTTCGGAATCGTGAACAGGCCGCGCCGGTAGTCCCAGCCCTCCAGCGGAATCGGGGACATCACCTCGGACCACGGTTGGTAGCCATTCGCTGAAGCGCTGACGGTCGCCGCCGTCAGATTGCGCGGCACGGTATCAAACCGCCAGACGCCAGCGGCATCGGTCAAACCGCCGAGCCGCCAGTCTTGATACGGCGGCTGGCCGACAAATGATACGGACGCCCCCGCGAGCGGCTGGAGTGTGACCACGTCCACCACGGTGATCCGCACGACCTTACTGGTCGGCACGGGCGGTTGTGGAGGCTTGGGCGGCTTGGGCTTGCCCCAGCCGAAGATGTCACCCATTGTCGTGCAGTCTACGCCGAAACGGTCGTCGGAGGATACACCGTTCCGCGCGCCCGCTGGCAGTGCAGATGCGGCCCCGTCGCCTTCGCGCTCACGACCTGAATGGCCTGCAACGCCAGCACGACGGACGACTCTGGAACTTCATACTGCACATAGAACAGCGGCCCCAGCATCGTCACTAGCCAGTGATACCGCTCGACCACTTGCGTGGGATTCCACGCGAACACGCTCACGTCAAATGCCTCACCAGTCGGATGTGCGCCAGTCGTGTGCGAGTCACTGCCACTCGTCACAAGCCAATCCTCGTGGAAATGCTGCGTCGCCGCCTGAAACACCGAGAGCAGCACGACCCCAGCCGACGACGGCACGAGTGTGACCCCTGGCGCAAACCGGACGACGTTCATAGCGTGTCCAGCCGACGTTTTGGCAACCGCACGGCATCCGGCCCAAACGACGGGGACGCCACCAGCCCAAACTTACTCCGGCGCATCTCGATCGCCCGCGCGGCCACCCGCTGCTGAAACGTCTCCCGGTCCACGCCCGCCCACCACGAATCACTCGGCGCGTGCAGGTCCGTCGTGAACGCCCCCTGCGTAAACGACGACGTGTCCCGAGGGCGGGGACTCATAACACCTTGAGCAGCTTCAGCAGCCCAATCACAACCCCGACGCTCGCCACCGACGTGACCACGACCGTCCGCAGCATCGGCCACGTCACGGTGCCGACTTCCCCATCCCCAAACGGCTTGGGCGGATCGAGCCCGTGGAGCCGGGCAATCTCGCGCATCGCCTGATTGGCCTTCTCGTGCGTGCGATCCGCCTGCTCCTTCAGCCCGAGCAGCCCAGTTTCCGTGGACGCCACGCGCTCCCCTAACATCCACAACCGCTCAATGCGCTGTTCCAGCCCATCAAACCGCTTGTTCACGGCTTCGAGCCCATACTGAATCTGCCCGGACAACTGCCCGAGCCGCTGGTCAATCGAGTCGAGGTCACGCGGGGTCGCCATACCGCCTACGTTTTGATGATCGCGGTAAAGACGAGCGCGGGTGGATTCCCGGTGCCGGTGTTGCCCGTGCCGCTCGCCCCGGTGTTCCCCGTGCCGCCGGTCGCCGTGGTGCCGGTCGCAACCCCACCGGCGGGATTGACCGACGCCGCGGTAATCCCCGTCGTCGCGCTCGCGCTATTCCGGTTGTAGTCCGCGATCGGATCGGCATCTCCACCGGCCTGATACTTCGCCGCCCCACCCTCCGCGCCGCCCCCATGCACATGCCCAGGGTCGGTCACATTCACGGTGTGGGTGTGGTTCACCACATCGGTATACGTGTGCGTGTGCGACGGCCCCGCGTGCGTGTGACTCGGCCCCGTATGCACGTGGTCAATCGCGCCAAACGTGCCGCCCAAGGTCGAGCCGGTCCCCGCCGCGGCCTTGAAAAACGGAAACGTCCCGACACAGTTGGGGACATTGAAATGCGTCCCATCCGCCGCGCCATACGTCGTGCTGATCACCGTAAACAGCGACGCGTAAGCCGTCCGGAGATAACTCGCGCCGTCACAGAGCAGCCAGCCAGTCGGCGCCGCCGCCGCCCCATACATCAGCACCGACCCCGCCGGCACAATCCCGGACATCGCTGTCCAGGTCGCACCATCGGTCGTGCCGATAAGCTGTCCCGGCGCGCTCGGTGACGGAATGACGACCCCGGAATCGGCCGGCAAGTCTACATTGTCGCGCGTCCACACGACGACCCCAGCCGAGTCCTTGAGGGTGAACTTGTAGCTCACCGCCGTATCGCCGTAGATGCCGACTTGTGTCCCGCTCACACTCGGACGACCCGCCGAATTGAGCGTGATCACGCTGCCGTTGGAATGGCCGCCTGCCAAGTCCGGATCGTTGTAGGTCAGGACCGGCGTAGTTGTGCCCGCAAGGAAGCTGGACAGCGTGCCGCCTGAATATGCCGCGCCGACCGCATCGCCAAACTGGAAGATGGGCAGGGGAATCAGCAGACCAGCCATTTACCACGACCCTCCACTCGACTTCGCCACACTTTGCGTCACCACACTGACAGCGCGAAGCTTCCGCAAGGCGGCTTCGATCGCTGGGGCTTCTCCTGTGCGAAGCGCCTTGGCAACATCGGCTAAATAGCGAGCCATTACAATCTTTCGCCCTTCAGTCAGCGCCTTGAGTCCCGTCTCAAGAGTCGGGCCGAGAATCCCACCGACCACCGCCCCGAGACGACCGGCCGACTGCCCACCCACTATCGCTCCAGTCAACCGCGAAATGATCGTGCGTGCAACCTTGGGACGACTCCGATCCACTTCTTCGGCCGCTTGAATCACGTCATCAACCTTGCGATAGAACGAGTAATCCTTATTGATCGCTGCCGTCGCCGGATCGGCCGTCGCCAACGTCTCACGCAGCACACCCGCGACATCAGCCGATCCATTCGCTTGACCGAGAACTTTCTGAAAGTCTTGCGTGACCGACGGGTTATATTTCGCCTTCGCCACTTGGTCATGAGCCTGACGGATCGTGCGAAGACTGTCATACGTCGCGGCCGGTCCCAACTTCTGCACGTCCGCTATCGCTTGGGTGATCACATCCGCGTGGGACTGATACGGAGCGGCTACCACCGGACTGCCAAGCGGACCTGTCTGAGCCGTCTCAAAGTCTTCGATCGGCAACATCGTGCGTCCTAGAGGGCGTCCTGGTTGTGGAGACGGCCCCCCACGAATACGCGCATCAGCCACCTCGATCGCCCGTTTAACCATCGCGGTGGGCAACCGCTGCCCACTCTCGATGTAGCCTTTCAACGTGCGCGCCATCGACACCCGCGTGCCGGTTCCACCGATGTCATGCAACACCGGAGAACCGGCAATCCCAGGCGTGAAGCTTTTCTCCCGATAATCCAAGGACGGGTCCGCCGCCACGGCACGACTCGACGGCTCTTGATCGAGCCGCACATACGGGAACTCATCGAGTTCGGCTTGAATCCGTTTCAACTCAGCTTGATACTCAGCCGGCAGAGACGCAAAGGCTGACTGCGTCGGCGCAGAGGTCGGAAGCTTCGGAGACAACCCCATCGACTTGAGACGCGCATGGGCTTCCGCCCCTTCCGCCGGATGCGCGGTGATCCGCGCGAGTCGATCTTTCAAGGCCGAGACCACCACCGAGGTATCAATGAGATCATGCGGATTCCGGGCCTGAGCCGCCTCATCGAGCCGACCTTCCAACACGGCGCGTTGATCGGCCACCTTCTGACCTAGCCCCGATCGCGTCAGCGCGCCCATCTCAGGCTCCGCCGCCAAGCGCTCAGACGTCTGAATCGCCATGTTTGCGAACCGAGTTTTGTTCGCCCCGACTTTCGGCGTGATCACATCGGCCATCCGACGTGATGACCCACGCGCAGCCATCTCGGCCACCGTGGGCGCCCCTGGGACGTGCCGTGCCACTTTGGCACCAGCAGCGACCAGACCAGGAGCGGCGACTGTGGTCATCAGGCCAGCCGCTTCCCCTAATCCTCCAGCCACATCACCCGATCCGATTGTTTCTCCCACATCTGCGGCGGCCGGTCCGACGAGCGGCAACGCCCCCGCCAGCGCATAACCCATCGCTTCAACGTGGCGCCCTTGGTCGAACGCATCTTTGGCCTTCTGAAACTGCGCGTATTGCGCCATCCCAAGATTGAATCCACTGGTCATCGGGTTCGTCGTCGCCAAGTCGATGATGCCTTTTGCCATCGCAATCGGATTCATCTGTTTCAGAAACCCCAACGCCCAGCGCGCCACGTCATGCCCAGGATCGGGAGGCGCATCCACCGGCTTCTTCGGGTCGTAAGGATTGATCGCGTAAGAATCTCCAGGTTGACGAGGCAGGTCCGACGAGGCGGTCGTCACCACCCCGCCGAATTGTTTTGCCAACGCCGAGGACGGCGTGCCGCCAAACTGCTTCGCCAGCTCAGACGAGGACTGCGGCATTACCCACCGGCCTTCTTGAACGCATCCGCCGCCGCTTGTGTCGGGAACGTATACGACTGCCCGTCTTTGCCGAGCACGGTGACATTCCCACCGCCACCTTGCGGAGACGCCACGAGGTTCTTCCCATGCAGCCGGTCGGAGTATTCCTGCATCCAATCGCGCGTGCCCTGTAACGACCCGATAAACGTCGGATAATCCTGTTTCATGGCGGTCATGAACGTCGAGAGGTGTTCGATCATCTGAATACTCCCCCCCGCCCGCGCGCCGCCGTGCGCCCGCGCCACCGCCGTCGTCAACAGCCCGAGGTCGGTCCGAAACCGTCCGATCTCCTGCGCCGTCTTCGCATCCCCTCCGGCCACTTCGCCCGCACCCAGTTTCCCAGCGAGAAAATCCGCCCATCGGCCCGCAATCGGCCCTAACACGCCCTTCTGGTCCAACGCCCGCGCTTGCGCTTCGATCTGGGTGATCATGGGCAAGATCGCATCAGCCGTCTCTCCCATTTGGCGGGTCTGACTCGACAACTTATTGAGATCAACCCCCGCTTTCGCCAGCCCTGCATCGACTGCCTTTTTCATTGCCTGATCGGTAATGAGCGCCTTGACTGTCGGATCGGCCTGCACTTGACGCACCCAGTATGCGACATCTTCCGCCGAGAGCGCGCCCCCGCTGGTGAGCTTTAATCGCTCCGCGGCAAGCTTTTCCTCCGCGCGATTATGTCGAGCGGTTTCCGCCTGCCCCGCCGCCTGCCCGGCGAGGGTCGCCACCTTCTCCGCGCCTTCCAGATACCCCGTCAGCCGAGTTTCGGTGTCCGTGTTCCAGTCCTTCGGCAGCACCTGGCCCATCCTCGGATCGACCGCGACCGCCAATGCGCGATTGGCCGCATACTGCTGCGGATTGGTCAACAGATGCTTCACCGTGGCCGTGAACGCCGCCTCCTCGGCCTTCGTCTTGTTCTCGGCATTGGTATAACCTTGCCCGACCACCTGTAAGGCGGCGTGTTGGTCGGTCAGCGTCTGCCCGTACGTCTGCGTGAGATGCACCACATTGGCCCAAGCCTTCGGGTCGAACGGGTCGCCCGGTTTCCCCGCCACTTCTTGGGCATACTGGATTTCCGGCTGAGAGAACCCGGACTGCTGCATCACCGTCAGCATCGCCGCGCGGGCGGTATCCGCGCCCCGCTGGTCGGTGACACCATTCGCCATGTGTCCGAGCAAATCGAGGCCTGACTTGCGCGAGCCCAGCGATTCGGTAATCGCCTGAAACCTCGACTTCTGCGTGTCCCACTCCTCTTTATCGGCGAGTTCCGCCTTCGCGTCCAGTTGCAGCGCGAGCGCGCCTTTGCCTTGCTTCCGCAGTTGGTCAGCCACGAACCGCAACCGATCCGCACGGGTCATCGGCCCGCCCGAGGGCATCCCTTGCGGCGCTTGAGCTGGATCCGGTGGCGCGCTCGGGTCCGTCAGGGGCAGGCCGGTGCCCTTGCCTTGCTCAGGGTCCGGTTGGGCCGGATCGACAGGCTGGTGCGGCGCGGGAGCCAGCGTGGCACTCGGCATCGGCAGCGAGGCGAGCTTATCCAGCACATCCGAATCCCGCTGCTGGCGCAGTTGCTCAAAGAGCTTCGGCAAGTCCGCAAGGGACTTCCCGAGCGCCTGAAACGCATACGCCCGCCCGTAGCCCATTACGCGCCTCCCGCCGAGGCGGCCGTTATCCCCTGCGCGGAAATGGTCGCGTCTCGGTTAAACGTCGCCGCCTGGTTCGTGTTGAAGATGTTGAACCGGCCGAGATACTCGTTCCAGGCGTTCTGATACGCCTGATTGCTCGCGGTCAGCGCATTCGCCGTGTTCGTGTCAAAGATGGATTTCGCCGTGCCTTCGTTCAAGCTATACAGCCCGGCCTCACGGGTGAGCGCGTCGTTGTATTTCGACCCGGCGTAATCGGTCGCAAACTGCGATAAGCCTTGGAACGTGTTCGGGGTGAAGTAGCTGCCACGCGCCGCCGCCGAGTGCTCAAGCGCCCCCTGCCCTTGTTTGAGGCCGAGCGCGTAGCCGGGCTCGTTCTGGACTTGATCCATCGTCGGCGCCGCGAACGGGTCAAATGCGAACTGATCGGGGACATACGCCGCTGGAGCCGCAAACTTTTCCTCAAAGTCGTGGAAGTAGGGGTTCGCCGGGTCCAGCGCCGATCCGCCCGCCTCACCCTCGCCCCCACCTGTCCCGGTCTGCCACGTCCAGGCCACGCCGCCACTGTCGGCGCCTTGAATGACATCAACAATCGTGCCATCGGCAAGCTGAATCTTCCCAGCGATGCCCTTCGCGTTCTTGAGCACTTTGATGCCGGCATTGTTCAAGAACCGTTCAACGATGAGCAGTTCGGACGGCTTCGGAGGACGCTTCCCTGTGAGATATTGGAAATACGCCTTCGGGTCCGCTCTCGGGTCGCCCGTGTAGCCGGCGTATTGCTGATAACCTTGAAGCTTCGCAGCGGCCGAGACCACACTGCCCACGCCGCCTGCGGACGGATCCGGCACCGTCGGGACGCCCCCACCCGTACCTGGACCTTTCTGTCCCGGATCATCGAAGTCCGCCCAGGTGACCGCCATTACGCGCCTCCGGTGCCCAATTGGGCAAACCAATACTCGGCATCGGTCGGGGGCACATAGCGCACCTGCCCCTGCGTATCCGACACGGGCACATACCCTGGTTGCTGCGTCGTGGACGGCATCGTCCCAGACGGCGGCTGGGCTGGGCTTGAGGTCGGCGCGGTCGGCTGCTGGCCGTTCAGTTGTGCCAAACTCATGGCCTGTGCGAGGGCTGCCCGCACCCGGGGGGGAGACGCCGGCGTCGGTGGCCTCACACCAGCATCACGCCCTTGAACCGGCGGAGCCGTGAGACCCATTTTGGTCCGGAGATCTGACAGCGCCATGCCCCCGGCATTCGTCCACGGGCTGAGGCGCTCCACGAGGGCCGCTTTCCTCGCGGCCGCCTCCTGTAAGGCTTGCTGATCCGCCGCCTGTTTCGCGTCAAACTCGCGCTGCTGCTCGGCCAGCTTCGCGGCGTCCGCCTTCTGCTGGGCTGCGAGTTGCTCATCCTCAGCCGCGCCCTGCTCATGGGCGCCATACACAGCCGCCGCGGTGGACGCCCCGGCCGTAATCGCCGCCGCAATCACTACTGGAGGCATATCGACTCCTTCTCCCACTGAGCTTTCGACAATCGCCATCGAGTGCCGTCACGACGAAAGCCCGCAATCCGAGCTAACCCGATGGCCGCGAGGTTCTCGGTCATCCACGCGGCCACGAGTTCGACACACGGCGTCTGCTCAAACATCAACCGCATGCCCAGACGCATCGTCGTCAGGACTTCCGCGCGAGTGCGCGTCGGCAGAAACGCCGCATGCACATGATAGACCCGTGGGGCATCGACAAACGGAGCCGCGAGAAAGCCGCCTGACTCGCTTTGTATCCACCGGACTCCAGGCGCGGCAAAGATCGCCGCCACATCAATCGGCGGCGGTCCCCCCATAAACGGAGCGACCTCTGGGTGATTCATCACCGACGACCAAAACGTTAAATCGGCCCTCATGCGATCGCCTGTTCCACGGGTAACGCTTCGACCCGGACATCCAGCGCATAGTGCATGGCCGATGCCGCGTTACTCGCGTAGGCCGTCGCATATGTCACCGCCGTGTCCTGATCAACCCGAATCATCACGGCCCCGGACTGCACCGTCGCCGTGGTATTCCCCGTGATCGCCGCCCCGCTGATCGTTTTCGCCACGCCCTGATCCGTAAATCCAATCGTCACGGTGAGACTCGAGCTGACTCCCGCCGCGGTCACAATCGCCGCATACCAGAACACCCGGAACAGCCCAGATGGAGTCGGCTGCCTGGTCGTCACGATCGTCGTCGTCGCAATCGCCGCCGACTGGTCCGAGAGACTGACCGTCCAGGTCCGAAGACTGCGATACACCTGCTCGAGCCAGAGCGCCCAGGCCCGTGTGACGAGCGTCGCCGCCTCGATGAGCACCGAGGACACGGGCGGACGGGAAATCGACGACTGGGACGCCATCAGCTCGTGCCCACCTGCGGGTTGATCAGATAGAACTGTTGCACCCAATACGGCACCGGATCGGTCGCGATGATCCGCCAGATGCGTGACCGAGACTGCCCCAACCGCAGCCAACGCACGCGCGTCTGGGCCGCGCCACTCGCGCCGAGACTGCGCGGCAGTTCCGTGCTCCACGTCTGCCCCTGATCATCGGACCACTGGAGCACAATCTGCGGGTCGGTCGTCGTCAGATCGCCCACGCCCACCTGACAATCCAGTTGCGCGCCACCCGAGAAGTTGATGACGCGCAGTTCCTCATTAATCGTTGGCGCTTGTCGCAGTCGGCGGATGTGCGATCCGTCGCTTTCCGTGTAGATGTCCGTGCCCAGACGGGAGATGACGCCCGTCACCCGGTCCCCGACATAGGACACATCAAACGCATGGGTATGATGACTCGGCCTCGCCGCTTCATACGCCCCGGTCCCAGTGTTCCAGTAGGCCCGCTTGTGCCACAAGCCATTCACGAGGTCAAAGGTCCACGACACCTCGGCATCCGGCAGGTTCAACACGTAGAACGTGTGCCCGTTCTGCTGATAACTGAAGACATCGGCATCGTCCACCGTCGTATAGGTCTGGAGTTCGGTCGCGAGCGCCTGTGTGCTAATCGTCTGCGCCTCGAAGCCGCTCGACCGATAGACCGCGCGCGTGCCCTGCTCGTTGTGGCCGAGCCAGACCAACGATTCATCGAGTCGCGCGCCGGCAAACTGCGCCGCCAGCCCTTGCTGCATAAAGGCGCCCTGAATCGGTCCCATCGGAAACGGAAACGTCCCCTTGTCTTCCCACACTTCGGTCGTCTGCGAGCCGAGTAGCCAGATGTTCCGGTGAATCACGAACATGCCTTGCCAGCGGTCGGCCGCGGTGTTGCGTTGTGCGGATCCACCCCCGCCGGCGCCGGTCCCGGTCCAGTCCGTGCCATCAAACAGCGCCGAACACTTGAGCGTCGAGGTCGTCGCGTCGAGCGCGAGAAAGTAGCCGTCCAGAAACGCCCCCTGCTGACAGCCGGTCAGCACGAGGGTCAGCGTGTTGGCAATCGTGTCAAAGATGTAGCCGTTGTTGCCGGCCGTGATGAAGACTTCATGGCCGCCATCGCCGCTACTACACAGCGTCGCCGGATTGTTGTCTTGCGCGACCATGCCCCACGCGGTAAACGTGTTGGTCGTGAAAAACTCATAGAACACCGCGCCGTTGACCGCAAAGGCCCGGCCGTTCACCTCAAACAGCGCCTTGTTCGGGTAGGTCGGGAGCGTGAACCGCGCGGACGCCCCTGGGGTGTTCACGAGCGTGATCGGGGTCTTCGCGGTCGGGTAGTCGCTCAACTCCGGCATCCAGTTGATGCACTCCTGGAAGGCGGTATTCGAGCTGAGTGGCGAATACGCCGGCCCGCTGAAGCCTGCCACAACCGCCACGCGCGTTAGCCCTCCACCGTCTGAGGCACGGTCGTCGGTGACGCCTTCAGCGCGTCGCGTTCCGCCGTGAGCGCGGCGACCTGATCGGTCAACGCCTCGACGCGCAGCGTCAAGTTAATGACATCGATGTCCTTCGCCCCGAGCGTGTCACGAATGATCTGATCCAAGGTCCGCGCCATGTCACTCCACCACCGAAAACAACGACCCAGACGACACGAGCGGCCCGCAACAGGCGCCCGTCACCCGGCCTTGGATGACTTCCTTCAACGCTTCCCAGGCCCGCGCGGTGTAGCGGCCTCGACAGCCGTGACAGAACCAGTGCCCACACTGCGGACAGAACGCCACCGGCTGGTCCGTCTTGCATAGATGGCAGCGGCCCGTGGTCAGTCCACTCGACATACACGCACCTTCATAAAGGCTGGACGGTTATCGAACTGGGCGCCCGTGAACGCCGGGGCGGAGTTCGTGCCCGTGGCGGTCGTGTTGTGGGTGTGCGTGCTCAGGGCGGTCCCCGTGAAGGTGGGCGCACTGTTCGACCCGCTCGGCGTGCCGCCACTCACGGCGGAACTCACGACACTGTCGCCCGTGAACGTCTCGGCCCCGACTGTCGTGGCGGCGCCGGTAAACGTATGCGTATGTGACGATCCGGCCGCGCTCGTCACCGGCGAGCCCGTAAATGTCGGACCTGCGTGCGTGTGTCCATTGTCCGCAGCATTGCTCGCTGACGTGCCCACCTTGACCGCCGCGCCCCCAGTCGCCGCCACGGTGCCATTGGTGCCGGCGGCGGTCACACTGTGCGTATGGGCCGCTTCGGCCGCGTTGGACCCCAGGGGCGTGATCGACACCGTGCCATTCGTCCCGGTCGCCGTGGTCGTATGGGTGTGCGTGCCCAGCGCGTTCCCGGTAAAGGTCGGCGCGGAGTTGGTGCCCGCCGGCGTGCCCGCCGAGACCGCGTCACTGGTCGCCCCGGACCCGGTAAAGGTCGGGGCGGCGACCGTGCCGGCCGGCGTGATCGTATCCGAGCCGCCGGTCGTGCCGATGTCCAACACCGTCGCGGTGACGAGCAAGATTTTCCCCGCGATGTCCGTCGCCTCGGTTGTGCCTTGCGGGCACGCGATGTCCGAGGTGAAAAACAGCAACGCGCCCGACGGGAGGGTAATGCCGGTCTGTGACACCATCAGCCTTTGGACGCCAAGAGGTCGTCTTCCGAGAGTTGGAGTGTGGACGCGACCGCGGTCAGATCGGACGCCTTGAGCGCGCTGATTTTCGTCAGCACCGAGTCGCCCTTGACGGCCCGATAATGAGTGACCACGCCCCTGAGCGCCGCGTGGGCGAGTTCGTCGACGAGTTCGGCCACCGTGGGCACGATGACGCCGACGAGGCCCGAGGCGGCGCGTTCATCCGCCGCCAGTTGACAGGCGGCCACTTCGTCATCGGTGAGCGTGAGCGGGACAGCTTGGGGCATGCGAGACTCCTAGTAGGGTTTGCACTTGTAGGCGATGACATCGCCCGCGACCATCACGCCTTGGATTTCGACGGTGGTGGTGGTTTTGCGCACCGAGCGCATCAGGTTGGCGGTCGTCTCATCCTGCGCATCGCAGTTCCACAGATGGGGCGCGGCGACCGAAAACGTGAGCGTGCAATTGGTGCCACTTGTGGCGCCGACGGTGAAGAAGCCCGCCGAGTTGAGCGAATTGGCCCCGATGGTCGGGGAGGTCGTGCCGCAGGAGTTGGCGGAGGTGCTGGTAACAGAGGTCAGTGCGCCAGAGACGAGGTATTCACCGATGGCGGTTCCCGCCGTTCCTTTGTTGATTTCAAGGATGCCAGCGGCGTTGCGAGCCAATGCGGTGTCGGCGGCGGTGCCCAGCGAGCCTGGATGCCACCTGATTCCACCGTTCGGATTGGAACCATTCAAGATGCCGAAATAGCCACCATCACCCGAGGCCAGTTCCCCCAACTCTAACCCGGCACCATTGGTAATCACCGCCGAGCGCGTCGCCGGGCTGGCCGCAAAGCCGAAGGTATTACCCCCACTAGCCTCAAACACATTCACCGACTTCACACTGGTCGAGAGCACCAGATTCCCCGCGAGCGTCAGCGTATCCGTCGTCTTGGCGTAGGTCATCCCGGCGTCGCCCGCGGGCGTGTTCGCGCCATCCGCGAACAGCACCTGCGTATCGCCGACCGTGATCCCCCCACCGCACGCCGAGCCGTTCGCAATGTGATTGCCGCTGGCGTCAATCTTCACGCAGTCGCCAGAGGTCTGCGTGCCGGTCGTCGTGACAAACGCCGTCGTGCTCCCGCTGCGTGTGCCGACTCCTGGCGCGACCCCCGCGCCTCCGCCAATGACCGGCAGATTCGCCGTGAGCGCCCCAGACGACACGATCGTGCCAGCCGCCGAATACGCCAGCACGCCCCCGCTGGTCCCTCCGGTCAACCCCGTGCCGCCATTGGCGACCGGCAGCGTATCGCCCAGGCTCGTGATCACGCCCGTCGTCGTCGCGCCGCGTAGGATGCCCGATGACAACGCGCCGATGGCTTGCTCCGCGCTCAGGCTGCCATTGGCCGTCTGGGTAATGTAGGTCGCATCGGTCGGGGCACCGCTGCCTGAACTGGGGAAATGAGAATCCGGCATGACTACACCGCCACCAAGACCACATCCAAGGTCGCCACCGTCACCGTCGTGCCAATCCGCACGCGCACGAAATGATAGGCGAACTGCGACAGGTGATAGGCATACTGCCCATCGGTGCCCACGCTCGCATCCACATCCACGGTCGCAATCGCGCTGAACGTCTGATTGGGCGTGGCCTCGGTCGTGGGGTCGAAGTCCGATTCCTCAATGACACACGTCCCAGCGCCCGGATTGCCGTTCGTCTTGAAGTAGAACGTCAAATTGGTATAGGGCCGCACATCGACCCACGGACTCGTGCCGCCGGCATTCGCGCCGACCGTGGCCCCGGTGATCAACTTGACGCGCAACGGACTGATCGTGGTGCTCATGTCGCCTCAGTGGTTCGTGTTGATGTTATACCCGTAGCGCCACGCGCCCTTATTGAGCACGCTCGTGTCGTTCATCAGGTCGCACAACTTCAGATTCGCCCGCTTGAAGTCGCGCAGCGTGCTGATCGCCAGTGCGCGAATCTCGTCGGCCACCACCCGCGCATTCGGCGGCCCGAGCCGCAGCGCCAGCTGATATTCCAGCGCGTCGGCACAGCCCGGCGGCAAGTCGTAACTCGTGCTCAGCGTCGCAAACGCCGCAATCTGCTGCCCCCGATAGAGCGCCAGCGAGTTCGCCGCCGTGTTCGGAACCGGCCACAGATTGATCGTGCCTAAATCACTCGCATACGTCGGGTTGTAGTAGAGCAGCGTCGGCTGCGCGCTTGTGAGTGCCTTAATCTGCACCGCCTGCCAGGCATCGTCGGTGATGACCGCGAGCGGAATCTCGACCACAGGCGAGGACGACCCGAGCAACAGGCCCGCCCCCGTGATCGTGGGCGGCCTGGTCGTGTTGAACGTGCCCCCGGACCCGATCGTGTAGGGATTGGACGGCCCGCCCTGGTTCGCCACGAGGCTAAACGTCTCGCGCGCGACAAACGGCCACGTCAACGACTGAGTGTGCCAGCTCGCGACGAGCTGATTAAGCCGGCGCAAGCCATCCGCCGCCTGATCGGCCGTCAGGGCTTCCCCGACCGCATAGACGCCGAGGTCATCCAGCGCCGCCGTAATGATCTGGAGCGCCGTGACGCTCACGCGCCCTCCTTACGTCGGGTTCACGCCCACGCCACTGGTCGCCGCCGTCACCGTGCCGCCGTCAATCACGATCTGGCCTCGGCTGGTCGCGTCCGTGCCGAACTCGGTGATCCCCACGAGCGAGCACTCCTTCATGAACAGCATCCCGCCCATCGAGGCGGCCAACGTCGCCAACCCGCTCATGACCGTGCTGGTGGAGTTCACCGCATTGATGAAGGCGCAGTCGCGGAAATACTGGAACCGATCCGACCCGGCCGCCGCCGAGACAATGATCCCCAGGACCGTCGCCGAGGAGGTCATGATCGGGAACACGCAGTCGATGAACTGGTTCCGGGGGCACCCGCCCGAGAACTCGACCGACGCATTCGCCGCCGTGCGGGTGATCGTATCGACCCCGATCACACAGTTGACGAACATGTTTTCGCCCGTCGTGCTGATCTTGAGGGTGCGCGAGGTCGCACTCTGCGCCGACTCGTTATCGCCCATCCCGGCGATGTGGCAGTCCACAAACAGATTGCGTCCCCCACTGACCGTCAGGCAAATCGACGCGGTGGCGCCCGTGGTAAACCCCTGAAACCACTGGAGGTTCTGGAACCGACACCCGGACCCGCTCACCGTGAAAAAGTTCGCGAACGCCGTGATCGCCGCCGTCGGGGCGATGCGCGAGCGGTTTGAGAGGTTCACGCCGGAACTCGCCCCGACCAGGTTGGTCGCGTTCTTCGACCACGTAAACGCGCTCGACAGTCGCGCGGTCGCCGCCGTCGTGCCATCGCCCACCAACACGATCGTGTCATTGTTCCCAGATACGCAGGCGTTGTAGGCGACCGTCAACGTGGCAAAGGGTTTCCCCTGCGATCCATCCCCAGACGTGTCCGACCCACTCGCCGGATCGAGATAGTAGGTGTTGCCGACCTGGAACAGCCCCGCATACAACTCGGAGAAGTTCGCCTGAATGTTGCCCGCCGTCTTGGCCGTGAACGCGCCGGTAATCGAAACGGGAAGCTGTGCCATGATGAGTGCCCCTTAATGGGTCCGCTGAAACGTCTTACGCGGGAGAAACAACTTTCCGTGGCCGGCCGGGACGGCGGACGGGGGTTCTGGGAATCTCTCCCAGGTGCCCATCCGCGTCTCGAATGGCCGCCTCGGCCTCCGTGCGGGCCTGTTCACCCACGCGCCGGAGATCCGCATTGAGTTCCGCCGCCGCCGTGGCGACCGCCCGATCCGCCGCGTGCGACGCCTCGAGCGCCGCCTGCTGGGAGGGGAAGAAGCCCCGGGACAGGAGATTACGCTCCGTCAGGTCGGAGTCGGCAATCAGCGTTTCCACAATTTTCAGGTTGCCGCCATCGGGACGGCCTGCCCGAAAGACCATCTTCGGGAACTCCCGATAGACATACGGCCGCTCGCCCGGCCCCACGTCCGAGTGCAGGGCTTCCCACTTGCGCCGCTCTTTCGAGTAGCCCGAATCCGGATTGTGCAGAATCGCCATGCGTCCTCCGTTACGTGATGGTCACGCCGATCGAGCTGATTTCCTGCCACAGCCCATTCGCCGCTTCCAGCACCAACGACGCGCCGATGTAGGCCGCATACGTCGCGGTCGTGTGGGGTGATCCACTGACCGCATCCGCGATCAGGCTGGTCGCCGTGAGCACATGCGCCGCCGCCGTGGCTGACGTGATCGTGACCCGCAGCCCGTCCTGTGCCTTCGACGGCGCCGCGAGCGTGGTCGAGGACAACGCGGACGCCTTCGTGATGACGTAGGTGGTGTTCTTCGCCGGCACGGGGATCACCCCGTTCTGGCCGATGGTCGCCTGATCGTCCACATACGGCGGCCTGAGCGTGGACGCCCCGACTTGTGCGTTCGGGAAATCCGCCGCCGTCGCTGACGTGATCGCGGGCGCGAGAATGTCATGCGCGGACGCGGCGGTCCCTTCCGACCCCCGGCCGCGGACGGTGACGGTGCCAGACACGGGCACTTGGACGACATACATGAACTCACCATCGACCTGGAGCAACTGCCCAGGCGTGCTGATGGCCCCAACGGCGGGAAAGCCCGTGGTCGAGGTGATCGACAGCGTCAGATCAGACGCCGTGCAGGACGCCGCCAGTGAGGTTCTGGTCAAAGCCATGATTAGCTCCACGCCCGGAGGGCGAAGTAGGGCTCCACCGGAGCCGCGCCGACCAGACAATCGATGCGCGTCGGCAACTGATTGGTCTGGATGTTGTATTGCGTGGCGATCCGCATCGTGAGTTTCGCTTTCTTGCTCCGCGCGGTCGCCGTTTCCGCCCCGGGCAGGTTGTCGATGAGGTCGGCCATCACCCAGGCGAACGCCGCCGGGTTGAAGATGAGCGCCTGTTTCGACACCGTCGCCGCCAGCGTGGCATTGACCGTGCCGGTCGATCCGAGGAACGTGATCGCCGCCCCGTTCGCGGGGGAAGCCGTCACCGTCTGAAGCTGTCCAGAGGTGATAATCGACGGGCTGATGGTCAAGGTCGCCGTGCTCGATCCCGCCACCGTGGCCGCCATGACAAACTGCTGCAAGTCCCCCGAGTCCACGTAGGACTGCGGGTTGACCATGTTGACGCCGGCGATCGTGAAGACGTCGCCCGCGTTGAGCGTGTAGGTGCCCATGCCGGAGATCGCCAACGACGATCCCGTCTGACTCGCGCCGCTCACCACGGGGGTGGACGCCGTGAACGTGCCGGTCGTGTGCGCCGGCAGGTTGGAGTCCACATACCACTCTTCGACCCCGAGCGCCGATCCGGCAAACTGCCCTTTGTTGAAGTAGCTCGAAATCTTCCCGGTGGGGTTGAACAGCGCGAAGTTCGCATTGAGCAGCTTGCTCTGCGACCGCGGGTCAATCACGCCGACGTAATCCTTCGGGACGCCGGCATTGAGCAACTTCGCGACGCCGTCCGTGTAGGTCTCGTTTGAGGTGATCGCCACGCCAGGCGTGCCGATGCTGAAGTAGACCGACTTGTAGACGTCCGCGCCGGCCGTCGCGTCACACTTACTCGCCAAGGACGTGCCGGCGGGCTTCGTGTAGCGCTCGTTGACTTCCTCGACGACGACCGTGGCATCGCCCGAGGACCAGCCCATCCCCACTTGGAACGGGTGATTGAGCGTGATCGGGACGGTCTGATTCAGGATCGCTTGCTGGACGAGGGCATCGCCCTCAGAGACGACGAAGCGCTGCGGGAGCCGCGCCTGGACGGTATAGCCGATCTGGGCGCCGCCGGGCTTGTTGCGCCAACTCTCGTCCCACTGCCGATCGAAGTTCCCGACGAGCGTAATCGAGTTCTGCCATTCGAGGGCCACGTCGTTGGCGACCCATTGCGGCGTGATGAATGTATTCGCCATCGCGGCGACTCCTCAGCTACCGGCGTCGGCCGCCTTCTCGCTTCTTCCCCCAATACCCCGCATGGGCATCGAAGTCATCAGCAGCGGGCGGCTCGTCCCCGGCTTTCATCGTCCCCGTCCGCACCAGATTAGGCGGTTTCGGAGGCGGCGCTTCGGTCATCGTCGCGGCGGCCGATCTGGTCGGCACGGCCAGCACGCGGGTGGTCAGCACTCGTCGCAACGCGGCGACGGCCTCGGGAGTCGCGTCTCGTCCATGCGACTGGAGGAACAGCTCGGCGTGCAGATCCGGCTGCTGAGCGAGAAGATACACGAGTTCCGCCGATTTGTCATGTGTAATCAACGCCTGCCCCAGCAGCGGGTTCATGGGATGGGTCTGCTGCGTCGCCTGCGCGAGCAGGTCGGTCACGTCCGGATGCGTCTTCGTGAACGCCGTCAGCCGAGTCACATGCGCCTGATACGCCGTGTCCACGTCGCGTTCGGCCGCCTCACGCGCCGCCTGGGTCGTCCGCGCCACCGACGCCTTCGCCTCGGTCTGCGCCGACTCAAACGTCTCTTTCTTTCGGTCCCAGCGCGTCATGGCCCGCATCCACGCGGCATACGGGTCCGACTCGTTCACAAACTGCTCCAGCATCGGCTCGGCGTCCGTAAACGCCGCGGGCAACTCCCCCGTCGTCTGCGCGACCCTCGGCGGCGCCGGCCGCGCCTGCCGCTCCTGCTCAAGCGTCTGCTCCGTCTCTCGAAGCTTGCGCGTTAACTCCCGAATCCGAGGCACATCCTCAGGGCTCGCCTGCTGGCTACTCGCCCGATGCCGGCGCCCACGGAACCGCCCGGACTCGTCACGCTCGCGGTTCTCAGCCTCACTGGGCGTCTCCGCGTGCTCGTCCGGCTCAGGCGTCACCGCCACCGGCTCAGACGTGACCACAGGCGGCGCCGCCGGTGGCGCCGGCGTCTCCGTGGCGTGCTCAAAATCCCGATGGGAGAGGGCTTCGGTCATATGTGACTACTCCGTCGGCTCGGCCGGCGGCGTCTCGGCCACCCGCGCCGCCATCTCGCGCTCGTGCTGGATCCGTTGCGCTTCCAGCATCGACTCGTGGGCATGATCCCGCCCGTGCGCCGACGCCGTTTCCTCGTGCTGCCGCTCCTCGAGCCGCCGTTCCTGCTCGGTCGCCACCTGGGCATTCGCGGTCGCAATAATCTGCCGCAATTGCTCCGTCTCAGCCTTCATCGCCGCAATCCCCTGCGAGGTCGTCGCCTGCAAATCCGCCACCGCGAGCGCCACGCCCGCCTTGATCTTCTCGATGACCTGATCGCTCTGAATCTCCATCGCGGTCTGCTGGAGCTTCACCTGCGACTCGATCCTCTTGCCTTGCAGTTGCTGCTGGGCCTGAGCCAGTTCGGCCTGCACTTGCGCCAGTTGCGCCTGCATCCCCGCCACCTGCGGGTCCGGCGCGCCGTCCCCCTTCAGTAACGCCTGGACGGGCGGAATCAACGTCGCCTTCGCCCGCTCCGCCATCTCCTTGTGCCCAGGGCCGTCCTGATGCTTGAAAAACAGATCCCCAAACACGCCCATCAGTTGCGGCTGCGCGGCGATGAGTTCACCCAACATCACCGTTTCCTCTTGCCGCGTCGTGTCGAACGACTTCCCAATCTTGATCGCGACGTTGAAGTTGGCATCCTTGGTGAGCGTGTAGACCTTCGGCGCCGTCTGGGCCTGCCCCGCCTGCGTGGGCGCCTGCCCAATCGCCACGGTCTGATGTTCCCCGTTGCCGTCCACGATGCGCGACAGCCGACCCGGCCGCGTGCCATAGATGGGATACAAGAGCGAGTTCACAATCCGCGCTTCGTAGGCGATCGACCGCCGCAAGTTGTCAAGATAGTTACTGGTCCCGCGCCGCGCCTGCTCGAGCAGCGCCTTAATCGCGCGCCCCGACTTGAGCGCCGGATCGATATTCCCCAACCCTGAATCCGGGACGCCCGTCGTGGACTTGATCGCTTGGTCGAACAGTTGCACCGACCCCGCAATCGCCTCAATCGGCGTGGAAATATTCGTGCGCGCCGGCGGCCCGGGACTCTGCGTATCAGGATTGAACGGCAAATACGGCAGCGCCCGCGTATTGGCCGACTGATACCACAGCTCGAACCCCTCGATCTGTGTTGGCGTGATCTGAAACGGCGGGATGGGCGACAACCCAATCATCTCGACCCACTTCGTCACCATGTAATTGAAGCTGGCCTGCGAATCGCGCGACGGCCGCACCATGCCCTCAAACCGCCGCTCTTTATCGAACGGCTGCAACTCTTCCCCGACCACTTTCACGATCGGGATAAACGGACTCGGCCAATCCGTTTCATCGAGCACCTGACAGCCGTCAAGCTTTGCCCACTTGACACGCTTCTCGACCACGCGCCGCCGGCTCTCCACTTTCACCCCACGCGGCAGCTTGTCTGGCAGCTCGTCATCCCACGCCAGCGACCCATCGGACAGCGTGCAGAGTTCCCGCGGCGTCCGCACGGTATAGAAGTAGTCCACCACGCGACAGGACCGGGTCTCGTCGCCGTCTTCACCCATGGACGCCGAGAACCAGTCTGGCAACACGTCGCCCAGCGCCCGGAACTCCTCATCGTCGGCGTCACTGACGTAGTTGTCATCCTCGCCGAACTCGCTCACATACTGGTCGTAGGGCATGTCGGTGCCGAGAAAGCCCCACTCGGCATCGGACCCGTCTGGCTGTTCGTGTGACGGATCCAGCGACACGCTCGCTTGATTGTAGAAGCGATGAATGTAGACATCCTGGTCGTTCGTCTTCCCCTCGAGGAACTGCGTCATGACGCCGTAATACCCGCGGCCGGCGATGACCGCGCGCCCGAAGGCCCAGGTGCGCGCATCCGCCGCCTGGCTGTCGCGCTGAATCCGCCGAATCAGCCCCTCGCGCAACTCGATCTCGGTGTCGTCAATCGGCTGCCCCACGCCCGCGAAGTCATCAGCGGCCACGAGCGTGATCCCCATGTCGGACTCACGCTCTTGATTGAGCACCTGTTTGACCGGCTCGCGGACTTTGTTGATGACCAGACAGGGCCGCGCCGGCACGGGCGGCATGCCGTTCAGCCCGCCAGTCTGCGGCTGGCCCTGACGCAACACCCGCATATCCTCCGGCCACTGACCGTCCCCCTGGTAGAAGCTCAGGTCGTCGCGTTCGCGTTGTCGCTGTTTGCTGTCGGCGGCCGCCGCTTGACGGAATCGGGCGTGCGCTTTGGCGAGCAGGTCTTTTTCTCGCTTCGTGCCTCGGTAATAGGCATCCGGCGTGGCCTGGGGCCGCGAGCGATTACGCGCCATGTTCCAGCTTCAGCACGGTCGCCATCCGCTGGGCGAGTTGCAGACGCAGCCGCCAGTTCAATGCTTCACGCTCGACTCGGGCGATGATGCCGAAGTGCCAAAAGCCGCAGGCGAGGCATGGAGTGGACGTGATGGCCGCTATTGTGCGCGTCAGACGGCTGACGTGTCAAGCGGCTGACGCGACCGCTAGGCCGATCGGTCGGTCAACGAGAAGCGAGGCCGAACGAGGCCGAACGAGGCCGAACGAGGCCGAAGTGCCAAAAGCCTGCGGTTACCCCATCCACGCATGTGGCCCACTCGGCGCCACCCCGACACTCCGCCGCACATCCTTGGGCGTCTGATGCCGCACCGCCAACCCGCGCCACCCGTCCGCGCCATGTGAGGCAAAGTCATGCACAGGGGTCGCCTTGAACTCGTTCAGCCGACTGTTGTAGTCACGCCGATAATGCTGAAGTGCCTCAAGGCCCGCGCGGCATTTCCGCTCGTCAAACCAACACCGCGGAAACAACATCCGCGCCGCATGGATGCCGTCTTCGACCGGGATCATCGGCGTGATCTGAAACCGAATCCCCAGCGTGGCCGCCGTCTCGAGCCGTGACCGCCCAGACCCGAGCTCGCGCACTTGGATGTCATGCGGCGCCCAATGCTTGCCATACGTGTAGCCGCGCCCCGTGAGCACCTGCGCGTAATGCGGCAACCCTTCGCCGCTCGACTCGTAGTAGTCAATCACGCGAATCTCGCCGCTCTTGAGCGACTGCGTAAACCAGATGGCCGTGCTGTCCCCGACCCCGAGATCCCAATCGGTGTCCACGGGCAACACCGGGTCATACGGCACGGCCGTCACCCGCCCGTCGGCCCGCGCCCGCTGCAACTCGGCCGAGTAAATCGCGCCCTTCACCGCCGCCTCAAACGAACACTCGAACTCTTGATCGTATTCGTCCTGCGTCATGACCGACCGCGCCGCGGTCAACTCCGCGGGCGTCAGAATCCCCGTCTGACTCGCCTTGTATTCGGCGAAAAACCAATCCGCCGCACCAGACTTCGCCTGCTGCGCGATGTCGTAAAACTGATTCTTCCCGTTCGGCGTGCCGATGAATAAACACCAGCCGCCACGGTCCGCGAGCGCCGGCCGGATGACTTCCGAGAACACCTGCGGCGGCATCAGGCCGAACTCGTCCAACACACAGCCGTCCAAATACAACCCGCGCAGACTATCCGGATTGTCTGCCCCGTAGAGCGTCAGCCGCCCCTCGTTGGGGTAGTCGGCCCGCAACTCGGACTGATTCAACGCGATGCCAGGCACAGCGCGGCTGTAGTGCTGCACGAAATCCCAGGCGACCGCTTTTGACTGCCGATACGTCGGTCCGATGTAGGCCACACGCGGACGCGGCTTCGCACAGGTGAGCGCCGCTTTCTGGAGATGGTTGACCGCTAACACCGTCTTCCCGAATCGGCGATGACAGACCGCCACGCCAAACCGCATGGCCTCCAGCTGCCGATGCAGCACCCGCTGGAGGGGACGCGGCTTGTAGCCGATGCGGATCTCGGTGACGACCGACTCAGTCGCCATCATCCCAGACGACTCTCAACGTACCCGTCACCTGCTGCTTTTCGATCAGCAGCCCAAAGTGTTTCGCGAGCCCCTCAAGCGCCCGCACCTTGTCCCACGTCTTGAGCTTGTGGATGCGGTCCGTCTTGCCGTCGCCGGCCGCGGCATTCTTGATGATGACTTCACTGCTGCTCACCGCCGACCCTTGTTCGTCCGTCCACGCGCTGACTGGCTTGAGATTGCCCTCCGCATCAAAAAAACTGCGATGGTCCAGCAGCGCCACACGGCGGTATTCTTCGAGCACGCGCTCAGCGGTGAGGCCACGAGCGGCCAAGCGGGCCCGCTGAGCCTCCTGGACGGCCGACGACACGCTAGCGTGCGCTAACAGCCGCGCCGCCTGTTCGTTGGCGGTGCGCGGACTGTAGCCAGCCCTGATGGCCGCCGCGGTGCCGTTCAGGTCGATGACATATTCGGCGACAAACCGCTGCTGTCTCAGATTGAGCGTTGCGCCAGCAGGTTTATGGCTCGCCATATGGGGGGGAGTGGTGTGTGGTGAGTGTAGCACTACATTGTGTATGGATTATTATCTTGAAACCGAGCCGATTTCACTTGACACTGACGCGCATTGCGCGTAGACTCTAGCTATGGATGACACGTGAGTCATCCGGCGCGCCTCGGCCATCAGGGGCGGGAGACAGACCATGACCCCCATGCTGACCTACCGAGAGACCGGCTTCGGCGCATACCTCCACCGCACCCGCCGCGACGGCGACGTCGAGTACCGACAACCGGCGGTCGCTGATGGTGGCCGCGCCCTTGAGGTGGTGTATGTGTTTTCGGCGGACGAGAGCGCCGCCGCGGAAGACTTGATCGATCTGCCGTGGGATGACGACCACCGCGCGGAGGTGATTGACCGCGAGACGGGAGACGTCGTCCAGGCGGAGGCGGACACGGCAGTCGAGCGGGAGCGCTAGATGCCCAATCACCCCAACCGCGCGCGCCGCACGCCGAGCGAGGCGCGCAATCCGAGACCAGAGGAGATCTGCCGCTGGCGCGCGGCCCAAGGGATCACCCAGACTGAGGCCGCCGCCCGCGTCTACACGACCTGTCGCGTCTGGCAGCAGTGGGAGGCGGGCGATCGCAAGATGCACCCCGCGTTTTGGGCGCTCGCGCAGATCAGCACATGAGCGCTGGCGCGTCATGCGGCCTCCGGCGCGCAACGGCCGGCTCGGGGGGCGGCCCAGGGCACGGCGCAGTGTAGCACGGGAACACGTCGTCAGCCCCGGCCAATCAGCACCGCCCACGCCTCATCCAGGGTCGTCACGATCCGCCGCTCGCCACGCCAGCCGTCGAACCAGTGCGCCTCAGCGGGGGTGAGTTGGGCGCCTGGCCGCTTGACCTCGAACAGCACGTTGCGCCCGCGAAAGCCGACGAGGAGATCCGGGCAGCCCTGCCCAATCGACGCGAGGCTCTGCACGGTCGCGCCCACCGCCCGCAACCCGGCCACGATCGCCGCCTGGTTGGCATCGAGACGGGGCTTATGACGCATCAGGCTGTCTCATCGGCGTGCAGGAGATCGAGCGTCGGCGGCTCGACGTGTATGACTTCGACCGGCTCACTCATCAACGGCAGACAGTCCGCGATCCGCTGCTGCGCAATTGCGACGTATTTCGCTTCGCGCTCGACGCCGACAAACTCGCGATCCTCGAAACGGCAGGCCATGCCAGTGGTGCCACTGCCGCAGAATGGATCGAGCACGATCCCGCGCGGCGGTGTAACCAGCCGCACGAGCCAGCGCATCAGCTCGACCGGCTTGACCGTCGGATGGCTATTGCGTCTTGGTCTTGGTCTTGGTCTTGGTCTTGGTGAACCGTCGCCGTTCGCGGCGTGTCCGCGTGGCCCGCTCGTCTCATAGTCTTGCGGCTCGTCGCTACAGCCGCGATCCCGCTCGGCGCGTCCTGGCTTCGCGACGTAGAAAAATCGTGAGGCACCGCCGACGTCGAGGCCCCGCGCTGGCGCGCAAGCTTCCTGTCCCTTAAACTCTCCGAACACGTCGCGGAACTTGTCAGACTGACGCCGAGTCGGATTCGCGCCGCTCGTCAATTCGCCGCTCTGCTCGTCGAGCATCGCCGCGGCGACGTCATCGAGCGCCACGTTCGCAGGCCAGCGACCAACACTAGACATCTCCCCGGTTCTTCGCGCGCTTGACGTCTTGAATATTGCAGGTATCGTGGACTTCTGAACACCTACCATTTCTGGCTTAAATCCTTCAACTCGGCAGGCGTCAATGTTCAAGGCGCCCGTTCCGTACGCTTCGACATTGGCCGTGATCGATCCCTGGACCGGCTTGCGTGCCAGCACAATCGGCTCAAACGCGGGCTTCAACGCCGTGCCGAGTCCGCCGTCCAGGTTGAGGCTTTTCGGAAAGCCTTGACCGAACAGCCAGCACAGTGAATCGCGGACCTCGAATCCGGCTTCCTCCAGCCCGCAGGCCAGCCGGTGATAACTGCGCGGCGCCCCGCATACCAACACGTGCGCGCCGGGCTTCAAGACGCGCCAGACTTCAGCGCCCCAGGCGCGACACCACGCTTGAAACTGGCGCATCGACTGCGGCGAGTAGTCGTACTGCACCGCCGCGCCAGCCGACCAAGACTTGCGATTCTTCAGATTCGGATTCTGGTGAGCGGTGTGATCGGCTGTCTTGCCGCCACGAAACTCCTTCACGGTGCCGGGCGTGAACGTGTCCCATTCTTCACCCATGAAGCCAATTCCGTACGGCGGATCGGTTACACAGGCGTCAATTGACGCATCGGCCAGTGTCGGCAGAACGTCAAATAGATCGCCGTGCCAGAGTGTCATCGCCCGTCATCTCCATCCGCCTGCGCCACGCCGATCGGCCTTAGCACGTCCACGCCCCCTCACGCCCCACGGTCTTCCCGTAGCACTGCACCAGCCCGGTGGTCTGAGACAGCCCGCGATCCGCCCAGCTCAGCCCGAGCTCGCGCCGGCGAATCGCGTCCCGACAGTCCGCGCAAATCAGTAGATCAGTGCCACGCCCCATCGCCACCTTCACAGGCGTCAACACGTCGCGGCCACAAGGCCGGCAGATCGCCATGCGCTACCCCTGCCCCGCCGCTGGGTCACGATTCGCCAACTCCAACAGCACGTCGGCGTGACATGGGACTCGATTTCCGGCGGCATCTTCGAGCGGACACCAGCAGGCGAGATTCTTCCCGCGAAGCTCAGTGAGTAGTAGGGTCCGCGTGGTTTGGGAATCAAGCCCTCGATACCAGCGGAACCATTCGACTGCCTCAGTGTTGGTGAGGATCGTGGTGTAACTGGCGTCCTGGTGGCCCTCGAACGCTTCGAGGTAGGTGAACCGAATACTTAGTCGGGGAATCCCGCCGTACGCATCGCGCTTGTAGTGATGGCCGATACGGAACGGGTTTCCCCAGCGCCCTGGCCGCGACACCTTCACCGTGTTCACTGGTATGCGCCAGCCCTTCTTCCGCGACAGCTGCACCCGAATAGGCATATCGCTACCCCTGCCCCGTCGCCTGCGCGGCCTTGACCGCACGGGCCTCGTAACTCAAAGAGTCTCGCTGCATCACATGTGTGCAGCGCGTGACAAACGTATGGCCGCGCTTACACACCGCGGTATACCGCCCGTTCGTCCAATACCCGTCCACATCAGGGCGCCCACAGGTTTTCTTCGCCCCGCCGAGACACGTCTCGAACATCCACCCCGTGTCCTCACACGAGGGGCACTTCACCCAGGTGCGCGGGTCCGTCTCAAGCACGACCGAATGTGCGGCATTCTGCACCGACTCGACGACTTCAGCCAGCTTCGGCCAGAACGTCGCCGTCGTTTCGAGCGCCCGACAGCCAGCCGCCACCGCCGCCTCAGAGAATGGCGTCAGACGCTCCAGATACAGCGACCGGCTTTCGGAGTCCAACACCCGCCCAGTCGCCACCGCGAGCCGTTGGAGCGCCTCCAGGCGCGTCATGTCTTGATCCCTCGCGCATGCAGATCGGCCAGTTCAGCCGGCGTGATTTCCTGATAGAACCGACTTTTGGTCGGCACGGGATTGAACGGCTCATCTTCCCAGCCACGAGCGTTCAGGTAAGAGGCTGGATGGGGGATGAACTGTCCATCATCCTTCACCCAGTCCGGTTGGTTCTTCTGCCACTCGAGCGCGGTTCGGATGCTCTCAAGTGGAGGCTGTTGCTTAACCCATGCCTTCTCAGCCTGCCCTTTCCCTTTCTTCTTCGGATAGAGCGTCCAAAAGGTCAGGAAATCACGGCTCACGGTCAGCGAGCGCAGCGCGCGAGCGGAAGGGGGTTGATCTGTTGCTTTGATCTGATCTGTTTCTGCTAGTGCTTCTGATGGTGTTACATTGCGTTTCTTTTCGTTACCACCGTTACCGAGCGTTACCGATGCGTTACCAGTGGCTTTTTGCTGGCGAAACCGGCGAACGCGCTCACGGGTCTGGTCTTGAATGACCGCTCGTGTCACCATGTCGCGATACTTCTTCGCGTTGATGATGATCCAGCCGTCAGGGAATCGTTCAAGGCGCCGCCCCTCAAACTCCTGATTCGGCGCCTTCAAGTCTGGCCCTTCAAGCTTGGCAATCGCGGCTTCCGCTTGCTTCACGGTCACTCGGGCGCGGAGCGCGACATTCTCAACCGCCGCGAACCGGCACAACCCTATCTCATCCATCGCGGCGATCATCGTCACCCAGACGATGCGCGTCGGCATGTCTTCGAGCCAGACTGACGAGTCGAGAATCTTCGTAAAAAGCTTGTTATACATCGACGTGGGCACTGTAACGGAAGATGCGTTACCTGTCAACCAGCCGGTAGCTCCACACGCCGCCCCGCTCGTGCCGCTTCTCAATCCGAGACTGACGCGCACACTGCTTACACGACTGATAGCGATAGCCTCGGCGGGTTTTCCATTGCGTATTCTCGTCCGTGAACTCATGACCATGCACACACTGGCGGTGACGCGCGTAAGGCCCAATCAGACGAACCGTTCGTCTCACGGTGAGACCGCGAGCATAGAGACGCTTTCGGTAAGCCACGCCTTTGATCACCGCACAGGCGCAACAAAAGCGATCCCCCCTGCCGTCAAGGCCGAGATTGTCCCCAATCAGCGCGTGCCCGCGTTTACAATGCGTCTTCTGAGCGTTGAGGGCAGATGGACTGAGGCTCCGGCGGTTATTCTCGTGAGGCGTGACGGGTTCAAGATGGGCCGGATTGACGCAAGACCGAATGCGGCAAAGATGATCAAGGTGGAGGCCGTGCGGAATCGGCCCGACGTTGATTTCGTAGGACAGCCGATGCGCAAGACGGCTACGGCCATGTTGCCCACTCTCGGTAATGTGTCCATACCCTGTATTGAGAATAGCGCCTCGCCATAACCAACACGACTCAGTTTTCTCAACCTTGACCCAAAATCGGTCGATGAGTGGAACAGGAAACGGGCCATGATGGATCATGAACTTACGGCAGGTTGATGGCGAGATGTCCACGGCTGCGTGCCTCCAAAGTCAGCCGCGCCCCTGCTTTGGATCAGGGACGCGGCGGCCAGTCGCTCGCTGCTTCCCGTCGGAAACAGCATCCTCATTCTACCACGCGCTCATCGGCGTCCCACGCGCACAATCCACACCCACGGCCCGAGTTCGATCTCGATCGCCAGCGAGCGGGAGGCCCACGACACCTGCAGGCCCAGCGCGAAGCCGGGCAGTGTGGCCACCATCGCGTGCAGCACGAGCGGGCCGAGAGAGCGGGTCATCGGCTCACCCGCTTCCCCGCTATCGGCGTCACGTTTCATGATTGCGTCTCGCTCGGTATCGGGCGCAGATGGCGCGGCGACAAGATCCGTACGCCAGGGTATCCGTCGTCGTGCACAATGACGCGCTTCGGCGTGACGTGAGCGACAGTGCAGGGCCGTAGCCGCTCGGGCTGGCCGCGCTTCGCGGCAATCACGTAGTACACACGGTCGCCGGGCAAGTACGTCATCGGCCCTCCGCGCGCGCCAAGAGGACGTGCCGCAGGCTCATGGCTGGCGCTCCGGCGGATCGGCGGAGAGCAGGGCACGCAGAGATAGAAATGCCTGTTTGACACGCTCGACTTGGGTCGGTGGATGGCGGTAAACATCCAGTTCAATCGGCATGAGCGCGTCGTATGCTTCCCGACTCGCCTGCACGAGCGCGGCGTGCTGGGCCGCGAGCGCGGTCATCTGGTCGCTCAATTCGTCGCCCGACGAGAGGAATCCGTCTGCGCGCCGCTCCGCGCCTGTCAGCGCGGCGATCAGGCGGGCGTGATCGGCCAGCACGACATCGAGATCGCCGTCGAGATCGAAGCTGTCGAAGCTGCGCTGCCCGCGGAGATATTGGTCCAGCCGCGCGAGCGCCTGCTGGACCTCGGCGTGTGGATGCTCAGACATGGGCGTCAGGCTCCTCTCGTCGGGGCGGCGTTCGCACTTCGCGGCGTTCTCGCTTCACGGCGTTCCAGCACGGCGTTCTCGCCAACAGACCCAACCGTGGTGTAGACCTTGAGCTCGCCCATAAGCTTGTCGCGCTCGCGCTCGCGCTTCAGCACGATCCCAATCACTAGTAGGTTGTTCTGCTGAAACAACACCCAATCGCCCTCTTTGCACCTCATCGCTCAGCCTCGCATCTCTGGGGCTGGCGGTAGGGCGCGCTCGGCCTCCGTCGTGAGCACCGCCACGACATCGCGAAGCTGCTGACGCTCCTCGGCGGCCCCTGC